TGGAGAGTTGGCCATAACGCCGCCAGTGAGGACGCTCGCGTAGGCGTAGCTCTCTGCTATATTCAGAAGACTGATTGTCTTCGGCGATCTTCGGCGAGTTGCTTTCTTTCTGCGTGCCATGTTCAATCTGTTAAGAAAGAAGGCTTATAGTTATCATGTGAACGATTCAGGGGGAACAAACTGTCCATCCGTACCGCGATTTGTGATCGTGGCGTCGATGGTGTTCATCTTCTGCTGCGCCATACCTTGAATCAATGACGCGATAGCGCCTTGTATCGGGTTCGGAGGCTCGAACTCTCCAAGATTGCCAGACATTAGTTTGTCGATCAGAGCTGTAATTGCGATCGCGAGCTTCTCATCGATGTCCTGCAGCCCCTGGTCGAGGTGCATTCTGATCCAATGAGCCAGAAAGCCGATCGCACAGAGGTTCAGGAGGCCCAAACCGGCCAAAATTGCAGTTTCAAGGACTACCATGTCCGTCCACCAGCCGTCGTCCGTCCATAATACCTATGTCTTCCTCTCATTTTGCCCTCCAACCCTCCCGCCCAGAGTCGCTGCCACTATTGATGGTTGCGTTTCGTGTTTTGTGGCATACCTTCGGAATAGTGGCGCCCCCTTAGCAATAGAGGGAGAGCCTGCGAATAGTGGCGGTATTATTAAGGGCGATAAGAGGCAGGAACAGGTATGAAGCAGGGACTCTGGCAGTGTGGCCAGTGCAGACAGTGGTGGATCTACAAAGTCCAGCCACACACAGAGCGTCTGAACCGCGAATGCCTGCGATGCGGCCAGAGAGTGCGGGCAACGATAGATCGGCGCCCAGGGCGGCGCGGAAGGCCCGCAACGGTCAGAGTTGAGCAGCGGCCCAGCTATACTCCGCACTCTGCGCTCGAACACGAGCGCCAAGCCAGGAACAAGCACTGGCGCCGGCGACCAGCGATCGACGAATTCACCAGAGCGTCGAAGCTGGAAGAATGGCAGGTGGGGATTGAATGAACGGGCCTCTATTATTTACAGAGAGATTGCGGAGGTGTGAATGCGGCGCACCAGAATTCGTTCAATTGCAAATTGTCTTTGACAGACACGATAATCTGATACAACGAGTCATTTGTGTGAATTGCGCACGACGCTACGATCTACGTTTCACTATCGAACATTACAGCACACAACATCTTCGCAGGTGTGATCCATGAATCGCCGATGCAAGAAGTGTGATGGCCCTGTGGTCCACCTTCCTGAGTTTGGCCTCTACAACAGATGCTCGACTTGTGACGCTCGCGGGAGAATGATATCATGAAAGACTCTCAATTCTGGTCTTGGACGGATCACTGGGAAGGCTGGGACTTCATGCAAGAGGAACAGGAAGACGAGATTCGCCTCGAAGAGTGGGTCGATGAGCTGTTCTGGGACTTCGAAGTCAACATCGAAGAACAATTCCTCAACATCATCCTGATCTGCCTCGAATGTGGAAATCCGCTCGAAGGCTGTATTTGCGAGGATGCTGTGCATACCCCCCCCCCATCCGAGAGCCTTCAGCACCCCTTCCAGTGAGTCTTAATTCTCGGAATCTGTGAATTCGCCCCAGGGAGCGCTCCAATCCCAATTTGGGTTCATGATGTTGTAAATGATGGAACCGATCGAAAAGTCCCCCTTTACTGGCCCCGCCGCGCCTTCCGCAGCTCGTTGCGCCCTGGCTGCCTCGAATTCCGCCTTCCACTGTGGGAAGTCTGCAGGCGTAGGGAGGCCGGTCTCATATCCGAAGATTTCCAGAATCATCGCGATCGAGTAAAAGATTTGAATCATCTCGGTCGGGTCTTTGAGTGTCTTGGTGATCTCTGGAATGCCTAAACCCTGCAGCACTGATCCGAGGCCAGAGCTAACCTGCTTGAACTGAACTGCAGCAATCAGAGAATCCAGCTGCTCGGACTGTTTGTCCTGCAGGCTGACGCGATACTCGATCACCTGGTCAGGCTTTCTCTTAGTCATGAGAACGCACCGGCCAGATCAGAGAAGAGGGACAGGACATGCCCCGCGCCCAGGAGCCAGCCGAGGACGAAAGCGAAGGCGTTGTCAACGACGATCCGTTGAACCTGCTCGGGGAAGCTCTCGTCACTCATCCACATCACTCAGGGATGTCGTAAGCTGCCCAGGCATCCGCGGCATCGTTCGCGAGCTCGAAGTTAGAGGGGAGATCTCGAAGGAATTGGCGGAAGGCTTTTTTCTCAGCACTCAACACCACGTCCTTCAACGCCCACCAATCGTTGTCTTCGAGACAAAGATTCCGAATCAAACGGATTTCCTCCCAGGACATATCGAAATAAGTCACGACGCCGTGTTCATTCGTGCTCGTTCGGTATGGAGTGAAATCGATCAGAACTTCACCCCCAGTCGTACACGATTTATTTGAGTGGGGTAACTGTTAGGGTTGTCAGTAGCAGGAACGTATGTTGCATGGCTGGTGGCGCTATTCCTCCAGCAGTTATACCCAGTGTTGGCTATATTCAGATTCGGGCCTATCCCAGGGATCGCTTGTCCAGAAGTCCTAATGACTGGCCCCGAAGAAACCGCACTCAAAAGAGCACAGTAGTAGTATTGGGTTCCAGCCACCAGGGTGATCGTGTCGGTGAAGGTGGTCGTCGTTTGGAGACCAGTTGCAGCTGCATTGAGTGATCCTGATCCAAGATACGTCGAGGGGAGACCATCGGCATCACTCTCATAGAAACCATAGGCGACAGTCAACCCAGTTACGGCGGTGTTGACGAAGTGGGCAATTTCCGAAAGCGCTCCAGAATTGGGACTCATGAAGGGCCAAAATAAACGATATTGGCCTCCTACGAAATCGGAGGACATCGACATGATCCCCCAGGGCGGCGAGCCTGAAATCTCATTGTAATATGCGGTACCGGAATATGTCCCTTGCTTGACCGCAACCGCTGCAGCACCGCCACCACCAGCTTCGAGAAGACCAGTCCATTCACCAGCTACAGCCAGACGTGCCAGGTTGACTATGATCAGGTCGACCATCTCTTGCTCATTCATGTCCTCGATCGAGATAGGATCGCCGGTGCTGGCGATCTGCGCGAAGGTTACAGTATCGAGGTCGAGGTTCTGGAGCATTGGGAAGACCCTTCTCGAAGGCTTTCTGTCTTCAGATCTCATCCTAACAGACCATCCCATTCCTGTTTGACTGACAACCTGGCTAAGTTGACGATGATAAGACGGACTAATTCCTCTCGATTCAAGTCCTCGATGGTGATTGGATCCCCGACACCCTGCACATCGGAGAATTGGATCTGTCCTTCCTGGTCACCAGCTTCGAGAGTTTTGGTTTTCAACAGCTTGTATACGCGCGGGGAGATGTCGGACATCATCTCAACCCCATAGTTAGCATGACGAATCCCCAGAAGTTGTCTGGGATGCCGACGCCTGGCATGCTGGGCCGTACTCCAGGCACACCAGGAGCGCCGACGTGTGGGGGTGGAGTTGGTTTGTAGTCGATGCCAGGGAAGTCAGAGGGGAGATAACCAGGGGGAAGAGCTGCTTGACCGCCATAGCCAGGCAATTGCAGATCTTGAACAAGCACCATCGGCAGCGTCCTCACTTGAGTTGCTTCGACCTGGTCTTACTGATCCGCTCGATCGAGTCGAGGTCTTTGGTGGAAATGAATCCCCTCAGATAGAGCTTCTTCGACTTCGAGAGGATTTCTGCTAATCTTCGCCTTCCTGCGGCCTTAGTCATCTTCGCCATAAGATCACTCTCAGGCGTTTGTCAAGAACTGGAACTTGTAATTCAGTTGGATCGGTACAGAGGCGAAAGCGAACGCCGGTTGCTGAACAATCGGGTTCGTTGCGCTGCAGGAACCGATGACGTTACCGAGAGCATCGACGACGGCGAAGCCCTGGTCTTCGATTTTATTTCCATCAACAGATGTTCCGAAATATTTCGTGATTCTGTCGCCCTGGAGCGTGTCGCCGATCGAGTTACCAGTTTGCAAATCGACTAATTCGTTTGTCGCGCCACCAGACACTAAAACTTTGAAGATCCTTGAGACGCCGCGAGCGGTGTAGACTCCTGCTGCTGCCATTCTCGTTGCTGCAGCTGAATTAAGGCAGCGTACGATATCTCCGGCTCGAAGTGTGTATGGTTGGCATAGTGCAGGCTGTCCGTCAGTGACTGCACCCTTGACTGACCAGGGGATGATCGCCGCAACGAGACCCTGGGAGAGGATGTAGCAGTAGCCTACGCCGTTGTCGCATGACACCAGACCGCCGATGACGGTCTTACCTGGAGCGAAGTCGCCGACGTTAGCTGCCGTCACGGTGTATGCCACATTTGTGGTCAAATTTGATTCTGTTCCTTCGGCCAATTCTGCCTTCAGAGGGATGTTTGTCCCGTCGCTGCAGACGAGGTTCCCCGTGGTGGTATTCGTAGCCATAGGATCACAGCCTCACGCCGATTCCGATCGGCTTCAAAAGATTACGGTTTACGTTAGCGATTGGCTTTCGGAGCAATTTTTTGGCAAATTTGAAAGTTATGCCGATCCCTATTGCGCTCACGGCCATCGCTTGATAGTTAGCCATGAAGTTTGCAGACATCGAATCGAAGCTCGAGCCTGGGTCGCTGACGATTGATGATAGTGTCATGGCACCTGATCCGTT